CAAAGCATCATACTATTAATTGGAGCTCAAAAAGGGCATTTTAGTATTGAAAACAAAGAGACTCTAAGGCGCTTTAGACCCCTTATAGAACGTGCTGTTATCGACATAGAAACAAAGGAAAAGTTACAACGTATTGTTGAGGTAAGAACGACTCAACTTGCAAGAGCTCGTGAAGAAGCAGAACTAGCCAACCAGTCAAAATCTGAGTTTTTGGCAATGATGAGCCACGAGATCAGAACGCCTCTTAACTCAGTTTTAGGAATGCTAGACATCCTGAGACAATCTACCTTATCAGATGAACAATTTGATGCCCTCAATCAAATGGAATGCTCCGCTGAGCTTCTTCTAGCCATCATTAGCGACATTCTCGATCTTTCAAAAATTGAATCCGGTAGCTTCCAATTAAACGAACAGTGGATACATTTGAATGACACTGTAACTTTTGTAATTTCTCAGCAAAAACAAGTAGCTATAACTAAGAATCTTTCTTTTAACTTTGATTGTCAGATCTCATCAGACAAACAGTATTGGATTGATTCGACGAGGCTGTCACAGATTCTCTTTAACTTGATTGGGAATGCCATCAAGTTTACGGACTCAGGAAGTGTGTCTGTTTCTGTCGCTGAAGAAAATGACGAAGTTGTAGTTTCTATATCTGACACCGGAATTGGAATCTCGAGAGCAAAACAAGCCCATTTATTTACGGCATTCCATCAAGGTGATCGCTCAATTACTCGACGGTTTGGTGGTACAGGCTTAGGGCTTGCTATTACCAAGCACTTAGTTGAAATGATGAGAGGTGAAATCTCTGTAAAAAGCCGCGAGAATGAGGGTTCCGACTTCACTATTCGAATTCCAGTTCTAACACGTTACAACCAAAGCCGTCCTGTAAAAATTGAGCATAATAGACCAAGCAAAGCTCTTAACTTGCTTATCGTCGAAGACACCCAATCAAATCAACTTGTCATTAAATTGATTCTCAACAAGCTTGGCCATAATGTGCATATTGCAAGCCATGGCGCAGAGGCGCTTACATTTCTCGAAGAAAACGATACCCGAATCGATATGATCTTGATGGATGTCTCGATGCCAGTAATGGATGGAATAACGGCAACTAGGCTGATTAGAAAGAAAGGAATCACAATTCCAATCGTCGCTTTAACAGCTCACGCGCTAGAAAGTGATAAAGATAAGTGTTTGGACGCTGGCATGGATAGTTTTGTATCAAAGCCAGTTCGCAGGCAAGATATCTATGAAGCTATACAATCATTAATAGAAACGGCGTAGTCATTAATATAGATCTTAACAATCGATAGATTATTAAGATCTATATTAAGTATTTTATGGTAAATACTGATTATGTTTAATCAGCTTCCTAAAGTTAGCTCAAATTTAAAATCTGAAAGAGATAGGAGAGCAAAGTAGAAAGAATCTGACGTATGGTTACATTACATTTAACATAATATACATAATGCGCACTGATATAGGGGTTCCTGTGGACTTGCAATCACTAAGGCCAATCCAGCACAAGCCATTGAAATACTTGATAATCCAAGTCCGTTAAACTTTTTTCCTATGTTCTGCCATAGTGTCTGCGCTTCGTGCGTTTTTGCTTTATCCATCGCTAAGCCAATCAGAGCCTTTTCTTTGTCTTCGCCTACAGCGTCTGCAAGCATAAGTATCTGATTCTCGTTAAGAAATGTTCGACCTTTTCTAACTTCAGTGATCATTTGCGGGCTTACACCCAAGTCATGAGCTATTTGTTTGTATTGAACGTAGTTCATCTTGTCTTTATAAGCGTCGAGCAGCTTGTTTGTATACATTTTGTAGCATCCTCAATTCACGTCATTAAACCGATTTTAGTCTTTTAACACATAATTTGCTGTATTGACGATACATAAGATTCTGTATTTAATCGCTACAGAATTTAATGTATTCGACCTCTTGGATGGTCGTTCGGAACTGGTCAAGGCGATTTCATGAACGAAGCTCAAATCATCTATTACGACTTGCTACCTGACTACACGGTTTCTGTGTTGGTCAAAGGTTGCGACGAATGGGATTTGCTTAAATCCATGTCTCATCTTGAGTCTTGGGCTTCCTCTCAGTTCACTTCTTATGAGTTGGTGTCCATCACCAACACGACCGTTGAACAACGTATCAACTTGGGGGTGTTTGATGACTACTGCAACTAACATCCTTAAAAGTTTCGATGAGCAAAGCGTTCATATTGATTACCTGTGTTTTACGTTTGCTGTGAAAGACTTACGTCATTGTCATGATGCGGTTCGTCGATTGCACAAGCATGAGGAATACAAAGGCTTTGCCAAATCTGGACTGTTACAGCGTCACTGTCGTGCGCCTAAGTTCCCTGCTCCACCTGTGTTTAATCCGACGGTCGCTCAGACTTCCGACGAGATTGATGCATACAACAAAGCGTTTGATATCTGTTATCGCAATTACTTGGAAGACTGCTTGCGCATCTTCACCAACCAAGTGCTTGGTTTGTCGCTGTCAGCACCTCGCGGTTTGGGTTTCCAGTTCTACACCGAATCCATGAAACTGACTTCGCCAGATGGTGAGGACTTCTGCGGCTTCGTTGGTATCGGCGGTAACAATGACACGGTGCATTTCCAAATCAACGGAACGGGATGCAAGCATGTATTTGCCCGTCGTCCTACGTGGTCGCTGCATGACTGGCTGACCAATGTACTTGGTGTGCAAACTTTGGCGCGTGTTGACTTGGCCTATGACGATTACGACGGAATTTTTGATTGTGAATACGCTTACAAGGCGTGGCGTGACGACTGTTTCCGCACCGCCGAACGTGGTCGTGGCCCTGTGCTTCATGAAGATATGACCATTGCCAGTATCGGCAAAGACGGCAAACCGATTTACACCAAAGAGCAATACTCGATTGGTTCGCGTACCTCGCGCATTTACTGGCGTATCTACAACAAGGCTCTTGAGCAGAAACTCGCAAACACGGGTCTTGTCTGGTATCGCTCTGAAGTCGAGCTGAAAAAATGGAATGTTGATGTGTTGCTGAATCCAGCTGGCGCGTATGCCGCGCTCAATGATTTCGCAGCCTCGATTTCTACCGCTAAGAAATTCAATACCAAACCTGTCCCGACGAAACGCGCAGCGTTAGACCTGCTGGCCTCTGCGCATTGGATGCGTCGTCAGTACGGGAAAATCCTTAATTCACTTATCGAATTCCATGAGGGCGACATTGAAACCGTGGTCGGTTCCCTTGTCCGTGATGGAACGAAATTCACCTTCCCCGATACCTACGGCAAGTTGGTGACTCACATATTGGAGACTTAACAAATGGCTAAATCCGTTTTTGTACTTGGCATGGATATCACTTGGAACTCAGCACGTGGCGACAGTGCTCAACTGAACGTGTCACGTCCTCTACGTGAAATCAACTCAGAGAAATTCAAACGCCGCACTATCGGTGAATCGGGTGATGTGAATCCCCAATGGGATCAACCTTTAATGATTGACCATGAATATGCCCTGCTTCTTGAGCGCACTGGTGCTCTCGTTCCTCGCCGCGAATACCAATTGCGCTTGGAGATTAACCCAGAAGACCCATTGGCAGGCGCTATCGTGACTGAGCTTATTCCAGTCGACCAAGAAATTAAGAAGCACTTCGAAGCTTCAATGAAACCCGTTCAAGGCTAAAAAATGTCTGTATGCGTCACCGTCGTTAACCAGTATGGCAATTTGAAAGCAACGAAAACGCCTGTTGCGGATTGCCAAGAATACGTGCTGATTTCGGCGGTGGACTACCAAGAATATAAGGAACCAGTCCTCTTCAACGGTGACTTGTTCCTGTATGTCAGTGGCGTGCTCTTGATCAACATGGTCGTTGGTCACTGGGTGGGTCGTGTTGTTCGCCTTATGAGTAAAAGGTAAATCTTATGAAAAAACTAGAACTTGTTGTAACTAACGTAAAACACGCAGTCGTAAACAAAAAGACCGCAGCTGGTGCTGCACTGATGGCCGCGTCTGT